CGGTGGCGGAACTCCTTTGTTTGCCAAAGGCGGAGTATTCGCCAAGAACAAGATCGTGCCTTATGCCAAAGGCGGCATTTTTGACAAGCCCACAATGTTCGCTTACGCAAACGGCGGTGCTGGCAACTTCGGCCTCCTTGGAGAGGCCGGACCAGAGGCCATTATGCCGCTAAGTCGTGGATCTAACGGTAAACTCGGTGTTCAGGCTTCTGGAGGCGGCGGCGTATCTGTTGGTAACATAAACATCACTATTGAGAATACAGGTGATCAGTTGAATCCCGCAGCGCAAAAGCAGCTTGCCGGTCAGGTTCAAGGTATCGTGTTATCAACGTTGGCCAATGAGCGCCGCAGTGGAGGAATGCTCTGATGACTTACTTAGCCTTCAATGACATCAAGCTTGAACGGACTACTTCGGTAAAAACAACTTCAAGGGTTCAAAGAGCGCAATTTGGCGATGGCTACAGTCAAGTCTTGACCGATGGTTTGAATGCAGATGTCGAAAGGTGGAGCTGTACGACCGGGCTTTTGACTAACGAAGAGGCTTATTCAATTGAAAGTTATTTGCTTTCGCAAAAGGGTCAAGCAATTAATTGGATCAGCCCTTTAAGCACTAAGACATTTTCAAGGCCATTTACTTCTGGCCAGCTCAAGCTTGGATATACAAATTTAAGCGCATTGGCATTGACTAATTACACAAGGCCAACCAATTACACAGCCAACCTTGTAACAGGTGTTTTAACTTCTGTTAATATTGCTAACAATACAGTCGTAGCGGTGACGTTAACGCTCGCTGCTAGAAACTATCTTCTTGATGACGGCTGGACGCTGACTCCAGAGACTCCAGCCTATGCAAGAATCAAGTTCGGCCTCACGCAGGTGTATGTATGACGCAAACGCCTCCTAACGCTGAAGTATTTAAGCCACAGCTACCGCAGATCATTGATCTGTTTACGCTCGACATCACCCCAATTTTGCCTTCTGGTTCGCCAGATCAAGCGATTTATAGGTTTGCAAACTGGTCGCAGGTTAATGGCGCTGATGTTGTCTATCAGACCAACACTTATACAGCGTTGCCATTAGAGGCATCAGGCTTTGATCTAAATACCAAAGGGCAGCTGGCACGTCCAAGTTTGACGTTTGCAAACGTAGGTCTTGGGATCACTGCGCTGACAAATACTTACGAAGACCTTGTTGGCGCAACGGTCCAAAGGATTCGCACGCTCACTACTTATCTTGACGGTGCTGAGGCAGCAGACCCAAACGCTTATTGGGGGCCAGACGAATGGGTTGTTGAGCAAAAAACCAGCGAAACTAAGTTAGCGGTATCTTTTCAGCTAGCGATTCCATTTGATCTGGAAGGGCGTGCATTGCCTGGACGTAGATTATTGCGCGAGCAATGTCAATGGAGATATAGAAGTGATATTGGTTGTCATTATAGTGGAAGCAATTATTTCAACGCTAACGGTCAAAGCGTTGCCAGTCTTAGCAATGATGTTTGCGGAAAAAGGCTTGAGAGTTGTCGCCTTAGGTTTGGGAAAGTTCAGGTCACAAGATCTTTCACTTCAGGTGTTTTAGATTTGGAATACACCAACATTGCGGCAGGTAGTGTTGTAATCGTAGGCAACTATCAAGAGACTACGGACTTTACAGTTAATTCAACTACTGGCATCGTTACCTCTGTGACAATTGCTGACGGCGTAGTCTTAACAATTAGATTCAGTCCAACAGTTCAAGGCGACCGCTTGCCATTCGGTGGTTTTCCTGGCCTTACGGACGCAATGGGTTAAACGATGCTTTCTCAGTACATCAATCCGATTACGGGCGAACAGCAAGCAAGCATTCGTGCTTATGCAGAAGCCGCTCATCCTGTTGAGGCTTGTGGCTTTGTGCTTGCTGATGGAACGGTTGTGGAATGCACTAACACTGCAACACAATCTGACACGTTCATTATTAGTGCAGAAGAAACGGTTTTGTACTTAGACGATGCTGTGGCTTCATGGCATAGCCACGCGGATTACGCCAGCATGAGTTTTGCGGACATCAATGCCTCTAAAGCCTTGAATCTGCCCTATGTAGTTTTTAACTGTGCCAGCACAGAGTTCTATTACTTTGATCCTCGCCAGTCAGCAGGCTTAGTAGGGCGTCCGTGGATGTATGGCGGTTATGACTGCTATTCAGCGGTGCGTGATTGGTACTCACAGGAGATGGGCGTTGAGATGGCTGATTATGAGCGTCTGTACGAGGGCGAATGGTCTCAGCGGGGCTTTACGCATTTTGAGGATAACTTCGCGGCTGAAGGCTTTTTCAAGATCCCCAGAACGGTTGATCTAAAGCGTGGGGATGTGTTGCTATTTCGGATCAGGAATGACCACACCTGTAACCACGTTGCTGTGATTGAGGACGTAGAGGCCAACCGGATTTATCAGCACTTGGTTGACCGAGACTCAGCAATAATGGCTTACAGCGGCTATTTCCGCGATAATACGTTCATGGTTCTGAGGCGCGGCAGCTAATGGTCACCATTCGGTTATTAGGTGAAGCTGGTCGGCGTTATGGGCGTAGGTTTCAGCTTGCGGTAAAGACACCTGCTGAAGCTGTAAGGGCATTGTGTTTGCAGATCCCTGGCCTTAGGCAGTACCTGTTGGAGTCAGGCGAGAAGGGAATCGATTGGCGCGTTGTGACTGATCACGCAGAAGGGCTTGATGAAGATCAGATGTTGTGGCCAATGAGTAAGAGGCTGGTGCTAGCTCCGCTGCCTGCTGGTCGTGGTGGAGTGGGCAAGATTATTGCTGGTATTGCGTTGGTTGCGCTTGCCATATTTGTGCTGCCCTCAGCAGTTATTTTCGGCACTTCTTTGGCACTCCTTGCTGCTCCAGTTGGAACAATCGGCGCTTCATTGATATTTGGCGGCGTAGCGGAATTGTTAACGCCAACGCCCAAGATGCCCAATGTCAAAGGCGGTGGCTTAGGTGGCGGATCGAGTTCGACATCAGGTCGCGACAGGGACGAACAACTGAACAGCTTTGCCTTTGATAAGTCGAACGCGAATACAGTACAGGGAGACGTGGTTCCTGTTCTTTACGGTGAGCGCATCATTGGTGCGTTGCCAGTTCTGAGCTTTGGCCTTGAATTGCAGAACTTCTTGTGATGGACGATCAAACCCAATTGCACAACCTAGAGGTCAGTGGTGCTGGCGGTGGTGGCGGTGGCAAGCAAACTGTCAATCAAACTGTCAACCAAACTGTTGTTGTTCAGAATCCATCAAGACAGCCGGTAGTAGCTGCTAATAATTTATTTTCAGTTGCTTTTGCCAAAACAGTTTATGCAATAAGCGAAGGCGTGCTTGAAGGATTCCCTAATGGCATCAATAAAGACATTTATCTAGACGGCGTTCCAATACAAAATCCTGATGGAACGAACAACTTTGATGGTTTTACTCTTGACTCAAGGCTAGGCGAAGACGAAACACAAACTCCTATCGCAGGCTTTAGCAGAACCGAAAACACTATTGGCGTCAATGTAAACATTACTCAGGCTGCTGGTGCAATTACGAGGGCTATTACGGATACAGACACAGAGCGTTGCCGGGTAATTATTGCCCTCCCTTCTTTGCAGGCTCAAAACGAACAAAACGGTGATGTTTTTGGCACAAGCGTCAGCTTTAGGATTGAAGTCAATTCAAATGGCGGCAGTTATACAACTATCTCACAGCCAACTATTAGCGGGAAATCAAACAGCGAGTTTCAACGCGCTTATGAGTTTGACCTACCCGGCACAGGCCCTTGGAACGTGCGGGTCACAAGGCTGACAGCTGACAGTAGCAGTAGTTTTCTCCAAAACGTAATCAATTGGCAAAGCTTTGTCGAAATTATTGATGAAAAGTTTGCTTATCCTAATACCGGCCTTATTGCGTTAAAGGTTGATGCAAGACAGTTCAATACGATCCCTGACGTATCAGTCAAGCTTCGCGGTAAGCGTGTCCAAGTTCCTACTAATTACAACGCTGCGACTCGTACCTATACGGGTTTGTGGGACGGAACGTTTCAAATGGCATGGACTAATAACCCTGCCTGGATTTTCCGTGACATCGTTCTAAACGAACGCTTTGGCGTCAAGCGTTATGTAAGTTCTATCGCTATTGATCCTTGGTATCTTTACACCATTTCTCAGTATTGTGATGAGCTAGTACCGTCTGGCAGCGGTGGTACGGAGCCTCGTTTTACTTGTAACGTCTACTTACAGAACCCAGGTTCAGTTTATCAAGTGCTTAATTCGCTTGCCTCTTGCTTTAGAGGTTTGCTTTACTACAGCGAAGGAGAACTGTATTTAACGCAAGACCGGGAGCAAAATGTTGTTCAGCAATTTAGCGAAGCCAACGTCATTCAAGACGTAGCAGAAAACGGAGAGGTTCGATCGCCATGTTTCAGCTATACGGGATCAGCAAAATCAGCGCGTAAGACCGTAGTTTTAGCAAACTGGGATGATCCAACCCAGGTTTATTCAAGCGTCACAGAATATCAGCAGGATGATGAGCTGTTAGACAAG